TCATTTCGTTCGGTGATCTGCTTTACGGCTTGCAGGATGGGATGCACAACGTCATAGACGACACCGGGCTAAACCACTATGACTTTGGCTACTGGCACTCGGTGCGCGGGAACATTTCTGGAATGCGTAAGATGCTCAAGAAGTACAAGGGGCAGGTTGTCTCGCATTTCGGGCCCGAGGCTTTTTTCCAAGCTGGGCTACACCTGGTTGAGCAGGCTAAGACTTCTGGTTTCACCATCCAGCCCCAGTACCACAGTACCTTTGGTTCGCTCTACCTGCCGCTCAATGGGTTCTTGAAGAACAGCTTTAAGGAGTACTGCGAGGTCCAGAAAAAGTACGGCGGGATCTACGACGGTAACAAGAAGGCCTTCGCGATCAGCAAGCTCAAGCTCGCCAGCTTCGACTTCTCCGCCTACAAGCAGGACATGGCCAAGTTCGGCATCGAGGTCGCCGACCCCATTGGTGCTCCACCCAAAGTTTCTGGAACTGCTGGGGGCGAGGCGCTTACCACGGACAAGGTCGAGGAGTACATCAAGGGCATCAACGCCCACCAGGTTACGGACGTGATCGTGGTGCGCCAGCGCCCTGACGGGATCTTCGAGTTCTACGCGCCCTATGCCCCAGCCTTCAATAATCTCTTCGCCAACAAGGGCGGACAAATTTCTGGAATCACCAAGTACAACCCGGTCACTCACGCCCGGGAGACCTTTGACCTGGAGCTGACTGAAGAGGCAATAGGTAAGCTCACCGTGCTCTTCCCCAAGTGGCAGATCATGACCCACGGGGTGAAGGAAGCGCGGATCAAGCGCGACCAGGAGATCGCCGAGCTGCAGAAGCCTATCCCCGAGGTGCAGGCCAAGATCGGGCCTGACCTGAAGCTCATGAGCTTCCAGAACGAGTGCGTACGTTTTCTGGATAAGGCCAACGGCAATGCGCTCATCGGCGACGAAATGGGCCTAGGGAAAACGATCCAGACACTTGCCTGGGCGGCTAAGAACAATAAGCGGGTGCTCGTTGTTTGCCCAAAAGTCGTGCGGCGGAACTGGCTGGAGGAGGCCGAGAAGTTCTTCCCTGGCTATTTCCACGGGGTGGAACTGATCGCTGCGGATTTGAAGAAGGGGAAGGTCCCTGACCTTTCTGGAATCAACATCGCGGCGGTCAACTACGAGTCTGTGGCCAAGTTCGAGGAGACCATCGCCGCGGCTGGGTTCGATACCATCGTGATCGATGAGTCGCACCGCATGAAAAATCCCAAGGCCCAGGCCACCCAGAATATCCAGAAAATCGGCGCGGGGATGAAGCACCATATCCTGCTTTCTGGAACGGCGGTGAAGAACAAGAAGGAGGAGTTGTACACGCAGTTGGAAATGGTAGCGCCGGGCAAGTTCACCAAGAACGCGATCAAGACCGCACCCATCGGTGGACTTTGGATGGACATGCACGATGTCTACATCGCCCGGCAGAAGACCGCGGTGCTCAAAGACCTTCCAGAAAAGACCACTTCGATCGTCAAGCACCCGGTTCCTGGGCTGCCCGATATGGGGGCGCAGAATACGGTAGGGGCGATCAGTAAGCTCAAGGCGGAAATCGCCAAGGGCAAGACCCCGGTCACGATCTCCATGGTGCAAGAGATCCTGGACACGTCTGACTCCAAGGTGATCGTGTTCACTGATTCGGTGGAAGCGGCCAAGACACTGCACGAGAAGTTCGGCGCGCTGGCGATACTCAACCACGGACAACTATCGGACGATGAGCGCGAGGCGAACAAAAAAGAGTTCCAGAAAAAAGACGCGGCTGGCAACTTCATAAGCGAGAAGCGCGTCTTTGTCACTACCCGGCAATCCATGGCAGTTGGGGCGACGTTGACCGCGGCCGACAAGGTGGTGTTCAACGATCTGCCCTGGACGGCGGCCGATGTCAGGCAGGCGGAAGATCGCGCGCATCGCATCGGGCAGAAGAATGCGGTCAACGTCTACTGGATGACCGCCGAAGGCAACGTCTTCGATGAGAACGTGAACGATATCTTGCGCCGCAAGTACGAGCTGGGCCAGAAGCTGAACCAGGGTAAGCAGCTCACTGCCGCGGAGATGACCTGGTTGAGCAGTTCGATCTCCATCGAGGAGCTGATCGCTCAGATCCATGGGAAGGTCGCCGGGCCCAAGGGGAGCGACGGGGCGGAGGAGGAAGTTGCCCCCCAGGTCCCGGCCTTGGCTGACATGGCTCACCCCGAGCTGGCCCCTCCGCTGCCCGAGCCGCAAACGGCTGGCACCGAGGTGTTGCCCGGTTCGGCGACGGTGGTGGAGGTTCCCTGGCAGGCGGTCCCGCCTGTTCCAGAAACAGTGAAGCCGCCAGCAGTTCAGGCTCCGATCGTTGTCCCTGGGTCGGTATCGGTCCCAACGCTTGCGCCTGAGCATGGTGCTGCGCCGGCCCAGGGTTTTTCTGGATTTATTCAGAAGCACGGGGTGAAGATTCGAGAGCACAAGGCTGACCCTACCAAGGTCATGATCAAGGTCCCGAAGCACGAGAGCGAGGCGCTGGCCAAACTCAAAGCCTACGGCATCACCGAGGCGAGCTTCGAGGGCGGGCAGTACCACCTCATCATGGTGGCCAAGCAGAAGGTGAAGGATCTCTTGTTCGGGAAGTCGTTGGACGCTTTTCTGGAATTGGATGATCCTGGGCAACTCAATCTGTTCAAGGGCGGGATGTTTATCGGCCCCCGGGGCGGGAAGTGGGCGGACCCCGAGCACACTATCCCCTGGCAGGAAGAGGGGGCAGGCACGGGAGGAGCTGCCGCACAGCCTGCTCCGACTCCCCCGGCGCAGGCCCCTCAACCCTCACCGCAGGTGAGCGCTCCAACCCCGGCGGCGGAGGTCACCCCGCCCGCTGGCGGAGACCCGCGGGCCTACCAAGTCGATCCGACGGCAGACACCGATGGTGATGGGGTTGCCGACGCGGCCCGGGTGGGCATGCCTGGAAATATCGTGGCCCCGCCGCCTCCCATCCCCCGGCTCCCTAACCTGACCGCAGACGAGCGGGCGGTGGAGGGTAGGTTCGCCGACGCCTTCGAAGCGGACGCCGACGGGATGGCCGCTGCTTTTTACGACGTGGCCAAGCAGAACAACTTCATCTTCGAGACCGACGCGGCCAAGAGCATGATGCCCGAGTGGACCCGGCCCGATCTTCCTCCCGATGAGAAGGGCAAGCCTATCCACCCTGAACGCGCCCAGGCCCGGGCGCTCTACAACACCGCCTTGCACCAGACGGCCAACGCGGTGGTCAAGCGCGCCTTCATCAAGCGGCTGGACGAGGTCGCCAAGATGCCTGAGAGCGAGCGGAAGATCCTGGTCACCAGCGGTGGGGTGGCCGGCGGGAAGGGCTCGGCGCTGGGTGCGCGCCCCGAGCTGGCCCAGAGTGTGGCTGCTACTTGGGACGCAGCTGGAGAGCAGAACGGGACCGAGAATCCCTGGTTGATGGAGGAGTGCGAAAAGCGTGGAATCAAACCGGTTTTTCTGTTCGTGTCTGCGGACCCGGGAGCCACTTGGCCCGGGGCGGTGGAGCGGGCGAAGAGCATTGGGCGGATGGTAGACGCCCGGGTGTTTGCCGACAGCTACGCCCACGGGGCGAAGAACTTCTCCGCCTTCCACGGCAAAAACAAGGACAAGGCGACGTTTGTGTTCGCGAAAGCCAAGAAGGGCGACCCGGTGCAATTCCTGGACCAGATGCCCCCGGAGGCGCTTTCGGTCGACGCCGACGCCCTCTACGGCCAGGCCATGCAGTACATCCAGAGCAAGGCGGCTGAGTTGTCGCCGCATATCGTGTCCGGCGCTACGGCCGGTTCCAGAATTTGGGGTGGCGCATGAGCGACGAACTGGCCAGGCCTGGGGTGGATCTGAAGGTCGACCCTGACGATGAGAAGCGGATCCGCGAACTGTTCGGCCAGGGGTTTGACGAGGCGCAGAAGAACCCCGAGAAGTACTGGGAGGAGCGGCGGTTGCGCGAGGACAAAACCCCACCCTACGCGCCTCTGAAGCTGCAGAAGTCCGGACCCTTCGTCGGCCCGCAAGGCGGTCTCTGGGCGGACCCACAGCATACCCAGCATTGGAGCCCTACTCCAATTTCTGGAATGCTCTCGAACTGGGCGCAGCAGTTGGGCGGGAAGGTAGTGCCGCACAAGTCGAACCCGGGTCTGGTGGTGGTGAAGATCCCCCACGGGCAGGCCAAGGCCCTCGCCCAGTTCAAGGCGAGTCAGGGCATCGAGTCCCCGATCATCCCTGGTGGCAAGTACCTCTTGATGATGCTGCCAAAGACTTTTCAGCCCAAGCTGAAGGAGGCCCACGGTGAACAGCCGGCAAAGAAGGAAGGTCAGGAGGGACCAGTGGCATCCCCCCAAGCGCCAGCAGTACCGGAATTCCCCGCTGGAGTTGGTCACCCAGGTTACACGACTCTCGGCCATTTCGTCGGCGCGGTCGAGTCGTTGGCAGCTGCTCATGCTTGGGTGGCTGAGCGCGCTCCACATCTGTCTGTCAGCTATCCAGACGTGGCTACGGCGAACGCGGTAAACAAGGCGCTGAGCGAGCAACACCCCGACGTGGTCAAGCACCTTCGGTTCATCGGCACTGCTACTCAGCTCCAGACCTGGGCAAAGAAGCATCCCGAGGAGAACCAGATCGCGATTTCTGGAAACCACCCGATGGACTTGCGCAACGAAAGCCCACTGAAAGGGGATTCGATTGCGATTGCTCATCCCTATGATCAGAAACCCTACAAGCGCTCGGTCATGGTGGTGCGGTCGAGTTTCTATAATGAGGATTACGCGAAAGCAACCAAGCTCGATAACCACTTCACGGTTGGGCAAGGGCTCATCTCGACCATCCGGCACGAGTGCGGGCACGTCGAGGGGTTTGCGCTACGGCACCTCTACCCAAAGGGATCGAAGCTCTCCTGCTGGGAGATCTGGAAGAAGCACTGCGTCCCCCAGCTCAAAACCAACAAGAAGGCGCTCATGGCGTCTATCTCGGACTACGCCGCGACCAATCCCCACGAGTGCTGGGCGGAGGTCGCGGTAGCGCGTCGTAGTGGGCTGTCGCTTCCCGGGTGGGTGCACAAGGCCTTCGCCGAGATGCAGATCGATACCGTTTCATGGAATGAGTTGCGGCATGGCTAAGTGAACGAGGAGAGCGAGACATGCAAACCAGTCAGTGCGGAAACTGCGCCCGATACCGCGGAAGCCTGTCCTGCGACAAATACCCCGACGGTATCCCCGAAGCCATCTTGACCGGGGCAGAGACGGACATGGTGGGCTACCTGCCGATTTCTTCTTTTCTGAAAAAGGCTTTTGAGGATTTCACTCTGCCGATCGCCGAGCGAGACGGAGTGCTCTATGAGCGGGTGAAGAAACTACTCTGTCGGCGAGGATACCAGGAGAGCGATTTTCTGGAAGGCGGACAGCTTGAAGGGTTCTCGTCCAACCAGCTGCTGGAGATCTGCGACAAGGCGTGAGAGGAGAAGTGAAGCATGCTACTGACCCCCGAGCAGCTCCAGAAAATCGTGAAGATCGTGGAGAAGCACCACAACGCCTTCATCGTCTCGGCCATCGGCCCGGAGGCGGTGCCTCCCGAGATCCTCCAGGAGCTGGAGAAACAAGGGCTCATCGAGGATCATCTGAATTCCATCGAGCAGGCCTACCTCTACGGCCAGGTTCTGGGGATGCTGCAGAACACCGCGGCGGCCAAGATGGGGTTCGCAGATTTCCAGAAATACGTGCGTAAGAACCCTATCCCGCTTTCGGTCCCCGAGCAGCGGGCGGTGAAGTTCGCGCAGCTCCAGGCCGCCGGCTACATCAAGGGGCTGGGCAACAAGGTGAGTCAGGCGACCGGGCAGTTGATGATCAACGCCGACCAGGCGCTGGAGGCTAAGCTCCAGAAAATAGTTCAAGACAAGACCGCCGAGAATATCGCTCAGCGGGAGACGGTCAAGCAGCTCAAGACCGATCTCGGCTGGGCGAGCAAAGACTGGACCCGCGACTGGGATCGCATCGCGGTGACCGAGAAGCAGAACTCCATGCAGATGGGCATGGCCGATCACCTGTTCAAGCGGCATGGGGACAAGGTGTTAGTCGCAAAGAGGACGATGCCTGACGCGTGCAAGCATTGCTCACGGCTCTACGACGGCCCGGACGGTAACCCGCGCATCTTTCCGCTCTCGGTGTTGCTTGCTAACGGGGCGAACGTGGGCAAGAAGACCGCCGAGTGGCAAGCGGTCATAGGGACAGTTCATCCGCACTGCCAGTGCCAGCTCATCCACGTCCCGGCCGGCTACGGCTTCAGCAAGACAGGCGAGATGGTGCCCGGGGGCAAGGGCGGGAAGGTCTACAAGAGCGAGGCCGAGCTGTGCCGCGCCATCCTGCGCGAGGATGATCTGCGCAAGGCTCTATCTGGCGGTGAGCAACTGGTGCATCTCTGGGGATTGCCCATCCACATCGAGAACCCAAAGGGCACCTCACGGACCTTCCACACCCCCGACGGGGGCACCGACAAGACCTGGATGCTGCACGCCTACGGGGAGATCTTGGGTACCACCGGCGCCGACGATGATCCTCTCGACGTGTTCATCGGCCCAGACCCCGACTCCGAGATGGTCTACGTCATCGAGCAGCAGAATCCCGAGACCGGCATCTGGGACGAGCAGAAGTGCATGCTGGGCTTCTCCAACCAGGAGGACGCCGAGCGCGCCTATGGGTTGGGCTATGACAGGCCGGAGAAGTTCTTTCTCCAGACCAACCCGATGGAGGTCGAGGCCTTCAAGCGCTGGGTGGGGTTGACCCGGGTGCAGAGCGCTGAGGAGTCGCCCAAGATTCGCTTGGTCATTCCCTTGCCAGGATTTGGCAAGAGCGGGCAGGTTTCGGCGGATATCGGCGCAGCCAACAGCCCGGCAGGAGACCGCTCTCCGAGCCCGGGTACCTCAGCCAATTACTGCGTCGAGACCCCGAAGCGGTTCATTCCAGAAAAAGGAAAAACCCCTGGAATCGATCCAACCGATTTGATCCACGATTGGACGGAGGAAGAAGAGGTCGCCGAGGGCCTGAAGCGGGACAAGAAGATCTACGACGTGTCCGAGCCCTTGCGGAACGTCTACCCGATTCACCTGCCTGACCACGCGGTGACTGGGCAGGCTTCTGCCCGGGAGGGCACTGAGGAGCGGCGCCGCTACGTCATCGGCAACACTGCCAAGGTCGCGCTTCGCCCCAAAAATAAGGCAGAGATGGATTTGGGCAAATCGTTTTCAATGCAGGGCGTTATCGCTTCTGGTCCTCGTGGTGGGAAGATCATCGGCTGGGATGGACCTGACCCCATCTACTACCGTGAGGGCAAGGAGACGTCTACTCATGGTTGGATGCACCGGCTGGTGCAGCACATGGGCGGGAAGGTCGCGGTGCACCAGATCGATTCCGTGAACAAGATCACGCTCAAGGTCCATCCGGATCACAAGGGCGCGCTGGAACAGATACGCAGCCATTTCCAGGTACCGGAGGAGATCAAGGAGGGCGGGAAGTACATCATCCTTTCGGTGCCCAAAGCGACGTTCGAAAAGATGGAGAACGCGGACCCCTACGCGGTCTTCCCCCCCAAGGTTGCCGAGCCAACGCCCGCGAAGCCCCCCGTAAAGACCAAGTACCCGGCAGACCCGACGAAGTTCGGCAAGGTGGTCCAGAAAAAGACTGAGCGCCAAGGAACGGTAGAAGTTGTTTCCAGAAATACGGTGAAGAACCCGCCGGTGACGAAGGGGTTTCTCTGCAAGGGCGCACGGGTGGTCTTGCACATCGATAAGCTCGATGGCGCGGAGGCGACGTTCACTGGGAATGATCAGTACGGTAACCCCATCTTCAAGCTCAAGAACCCTACGGGCGACGTGAAAGAAGTTTTTTTGAAGAACTTCAAGCAGGTTGAGGCGCTTGATAAGGGACCCGATAATTATAAGCCGTCTACGGCGCAGGTGCCTGATAGCGGTTTCGTCAAACCCACTGAGCGCCAGCAGAAGCTCCTGGATGAGTTGATCGAGAAAACCAAGGTGGTCGGCAAGCATGTGGCCAAGGAGTACTCCGACTGGCTCTGGAAGAACGGGCGTGAGAGCTACGTGGTGGGCGGGGCGATTCGCGATCTCATCGCATTCACCGCGCCAGGTACTGACTACCAGGACGATCAGATTCTGCCTCAGCTCAAGGATGTCGACTACGTGACCACGGCCGGCGGCAGCATTGCGAAGCAGTGCCTGAAAGAGGTGGCCGCAGACATGGGGCCACTGGCCAACAACTCTGGAAGCGATGACTGGATGACCCAGTCAGCGCTTTACACCGGCCCGGGTATCGACATGACCGGCATGGTGTCCAAGACCACCTCCGACGGTGAGCCGTGGCAGCATCCATTTCACGCGAAAGGCGATAAAAAGGTCCCAGACATTCGTGTCGATCACGAGATGCTAAAAGACGCGGCCCGGCGGGACTTCACTTGCAACTGCCTCTATTATGATCCGCAGAGCAAGGTCATCATCGACTCGACTGGCCTGGGCATCGCTGACGCACAGGCGCACGTGTTACGGTTGGGGGTACCGATCGCCCAGATGCCGAAGACCAACTCCATCTCGTTGCGCTACTACAAGTTCCGGATTCGCGGCTGGGATGGGGACGCCGACACCCACGCCCAGTGCCGCGAGCACTTCGACAAGGAGTTCGGCCCGCTGACTGCCGAGCAGCGGGCCGATAACCTCTACCGCACTATTTGCAAGAAGGGCGGAACGCCCGAGAAAAATCTGGAAAAGCTCCGGGCGTTGATGCAGGCCGACGGGGATGGGGAACTGTTCGAAAAGCATATCCAGGGAGATTGGGGCGAGATCGTCAAGCGGCTCTACTCTAACGCGGACTACTTCGCGGCTAAAGAGGCCAAGGCCAAGACCACTGCCGACAAGCTCAAGAAGGAGCTAGGCAAAGAAGAGTACTGACAAAGGGGAATACCATGGAAGAGAACGACGTTGCTTTGGCGCTGATTCCGCGCCCGGATGAGACCTACGCGCCGGTGTTGACCGGGGACACGCTCAAAGACGACATCATGTGGGTCGGCGATGTCATCTACCCGCAGGACGATGAGGTCTCGGTCTACTTCGAGGGCGTAACCAAGAAGCTGCCAGTCATTCGTTCGCAGGCCCCTGAAGGCAGGCCGACCTATTACATCGCGCATAGCGTTGCTTGGAGGTTCATCCATGAAGTACGTGATGCCGCTAAAAAAGGCACAGGAAAAGCCGACTGAGGACAGCGAGGGGTTGCTCACGTCCTACGGGATGGACATCGCCCACCGTTACGCCCAGGCCTGGGCCGAGAGGGGCACGCGTGATCTCGCGATCGAACGTGAGTATCCCGAGCTGGCTGGGCTGTTCTGGGACATCCGGGTCGATCCAGCGTTGGCTCGCGCGCATGCAGCATGAATTTGCAGAGTTCGAGATGCACGGTGCGGTATGTTGTTCTGGAACGCGTGTTCCCGGGAGCGTAAAGTTTCTAGGTACGACGTGTCCAGCGACTCACGTGATCGGTTGCAGCCAGGGGTATTTTAGTCATCGGGGTAAACTGCTTGGGAGCTAACTCCATGATGTCACTTCCTAAATTCTATTTTCTGGAACCCGAGATGCACGGTGCGGTATGTTGTTCTGGAACGCGTGTTCCCGGGAGCGTAAAGTTTCTAGGTACGACGTGTCCAGCGGCTCACGTGATCGGTTGCAGCCAGGGGTATTTTAGTCATCGGGGTAAACTGCTTGGGAGCTAACTCCATGATGTCACTTCCTAAATTCTATTTTCTGGAACCCGAGCCGCTGATCAAGGCCATGGTCAAGACCGCGAAAGTGCACATCAATCTGGGGTCTTGGCAAGGTTTGTCGATCATCGCCATCGGTCCACGGAACGGCAAGATCGTGGGCTACGGATCCGCCGGCAAGCCCATCTACGCCGGCAGCGCCGCGGCGCAGAAGCTGGTCGATATCCTTCAGGCGAAACACACCTACACTCCCGCGCAACAAGATGTGGCCTTGGTGAAGTGGCTGATGGAGCTGGGGCTGAAGGGCGCGGTCGATGCCCAGCACGTGCACCTGAGCAAGGAAGGCGCACAGCTGCTCCAGGAATCGTTTTCTGTGGCCCCCCAGGCTCTTGGCGGGGGGAAGTGGGCGGTGAGTAAGGCTCTGCTGCTCCCCCATCTGGGAGAGCCCCTGAAGCCCTCTGAAGAGGATCACACCGGGTGGGCGGCGGAGATGGCCAGCGGGCAGTATGGGGACGGGTCGTTTCCTCCGATGTCCGAGTTGACTGAGCTTCCGGCTGGGAAGTTCGCGGGGTCTCACGGCAACCTGTTATTTGTAGACAAGGGTGGGCACAAGTGGGTTTTCAAGGCCTCCAACCCTACCATCGCCCGCGCTGAAGAGGCCGCTTGTCGGTTGGGTCGTCTGCTTCTGGGGGACTTGATTCCGGCGGTCAAGTACGTGGAAGTCAAAGGGAAGGGTGGAGCGCTCATCCAGATTCTGGAAGGGAAGACCTGGCAGGAGAGTTCCAGCCAGCACTCTGACCCCCAGATAGAAAACTTGAAGAAGTACAAAGAGTTGATCATCAAGCACCAGGTAGTTGACTGGCTTGTTTCCAACCATGACTCGCATGCTGGGAATTTCTTGAGCCAGGGTGACCAGTTGGCGGCGATTGACAAGGGGCAGAGCTGGAAATTCCTGGGCAAGGACAAGCTGGAGGCGGACTACTCCCCTAACCCTAGCCACCCGATATATAACAAGTTTTGGGAAAATATTTCCGAGGGGGTGATCGATCCGGAGGGCCTCATCGAGGCGGTGGCCGTGGTGGTGAACCGTGCGGACCAGATATCTCCTGAACAATTTCAACTGATTGTTGCTCCTTACGTGTCAACGGCCTCTGGTTGGACGCATGCGGACCCGAAAGTGCAGCTCCAGGAAATGCTCTCACGCCTTCAGAATTTGCGCTCGGATTTTGAGGGGTTCCTGAGCAAGGAGCTGGGGAAGAAAGTGGTGCTGCCGAAACCCGAGACGGTCCAGGTGGCCTGGGAGGTAGCACCCGGGGAGAAGCCAGCGGCTCCGGCGGTGAAGAAGCTCCCGATCAAATTGGAGATCCCTCTCGCCCCGGCGGCCCCGGTTATTCCAGATTCTCCGGCAAAACTCAAAGAAGTCGAGACCGTGCCGGTTACGGCGGAGAAGCCGGCGGCCGGTTGGCCGTTGACCAAGAAGGGACCGAAAGGCGCCGGTGTAACCATCCACACCCCGGGGTTCATCCCGGCGAGCTGGTGGCCGCCAGGGATCCCGGCTCCGGGGTTGAAGCTGTCGGTGGAGTACAAGGGGAAAACCCACTCGTTGGAGGTCAAGGAGCATTGGGAAGGGAAAAAGCCTACGTTTTTGGTGACTTACCCGGATGGTGGCGTAGCGGCTTTTCCTTCGCTCAACGCGGCTGGCGATAGCCTGTACCTGTTCAACCAGGGTCTGCCACTCACGCTGAGCGCGACCGAGAAGAAAGCCAAGGGCATCTCCCTGGGCTCGAAGGTTTTCCAGCTCAAGCTCTTCGAGAAGGAGCTGTCCGAGGCCTCTGGGAAGCAGGACGAGCCTGTTCCGGTGGCGGTGGCGACTCCCGTGCAGCTCGAAGAGCAGAAGGTCATCGAGCCCGAGCAACCGAAGGCCACGGCGTTCCAGTTGCTTGCCAAGGCGCACCCGGAGAACGCGGTGCTTTCGATGTACGATCCGGCGTTGCCGCAGGAGGTGAAGGAATTCCTGTTGGCCAATTCTGGGGGGAACCAGCTGAGCCCAGACTGGGATCTAGCCATGACCCCGGGTCAGGTAGCGGTGGCCAAGCACGACTTCTTTGGTGGGCCGGTGATCTTGGCGGCGAAGCTCTCCAAAGAGGGCAAGCCCGAGTTGTGGGGTTGGTGGGAGGACGCAGCAAAAGGCCAGGTGGTGGAGAGGTGGGGCGGCAGCACGGCGAAGGTGATGCTAGAGGCCGTGGGGTTGAAGAACAATGCGGCTCTCGCCGAGGCCAAGAAGGGCTATGAGCAGGCGGTCGCGCTGGAGCTGAAGAGCAAGGCCCCGATCGGCCCCCCGCCAGCAGTCGAACTTCCAGAAAATGCGGTGGTGCCGCCATCGGCTCCCAAGTTCACCGAGGGCCCACTCTCCAAGGGCACGGTCATCAAGGTGAAGAAGAAGGTACCCGGCTACGATAAGAAGCAGGAGGTCACGCTCACCGTTCTCCAAAATGGACAGTTGCTGGTTGAGATCCCCGGGCAGACCGCGCAGACCTTCCAGACGCTGAGCGCCGCGTCTGATCATGTCTGGGTGGTCCAGAAAGGATTCACCGATGCCGCTGACTACAAGGCCAAAAACAAAACCAACAAAGTGCCCTCCGGTGGAGGTTGGAAGTTTTGGGGCATCAGCCCAGCGGCGACTCCGGTGGTTCAAACAAGTGAACCTGGTGTTGGAGGTGCTGTTGCTCCTGCTGTTGGCACTGCTCCTGTACCAGTTTCTGGAGAAGCCCCCGCACCTGCCCCGACTGGTACCGTAGAACCAAAGGGCGGGAAGTTTCCCACCGACCTGGAAGCGTTCTATCAGCTGCCCGTGGGTACGTCTGTCCAGACTAAATCGAGTTGGGGCGCGACGACCATCTACGTCAAAGAGTCCGATGACAAGTGGATGGTCACGTTCGAATCGGGTGAATCCCAGAACTACGATGATGTCCAAGCGCTGGGGTCGATCAACGGCGAGGCGCTCTACAATTGGAACTTGGGCTTGGGGCCTCTACCTGTTCCAGAAAAGGAGGAGGAGCAAACCTTCCTCCCAGCGCCGTTGCCTCCGCCGAGTCTGGAGCAGATCAAGGCCTACCCGCTGGGCACCAAGGTTCATGTGAATGTGCATTCCCATCCTTCTTATGTGTATGTCAAGACAGCGGCGGGTTGGAGCAATTTAGAATCGGGAAATACATACAAGGATCTGACGGTAGCCAATTCTTGGAAACAGCCGTTCAATGAGATCACCAAGATCGAAGTTCCAGAAAAAGAGGAGAAGCCCGGTGAGGGGGGGCTCCAAGCCCAGCTAGAGCTGCTGATAAAAACCGGAGACTTCGCGTTTTTGCCGAAGAACACGGTTATCCAAAGCGAGTCCAAGAGTGGGGCGATCCAGTATAAATACGTCAAGGAGTCCGACAATTTCTGGAAGACGTATTCAGACGGAATCAATGTGGGATCGTTCAGTAGCTACGTGGTGGCTACTGAGTTGAAGGACGAAGTCATTACGAGTTGGAAGAAGCCTGGAGGGGCGGCGTTTACTCCAGAGACTGAATCCACCCCAGCCGAGGAAGTGCCCCCGGAAGTACCTTCGGTCGGCAATCAGGTGGAGCTGGTCAACCAGATCAAGGCCTCGGCGAAGTTGGCGGGCATTTCTGGATTCGAGGACATCATCAAGGCGCTCATTGCATTGCCGCCGGGGATCGTGCTCAAGACTGAGGGCACGATGGGCCAGGAGTACCAGTACCAGAAGCAAGCCGATGGGTCCTGGGCTACGATATCCGGAGGGCTGAACCTGGTGACGGGGATCCCGCCGGGCTCATTGGCAGTTGATCTGAAGCATGAAATTATCACGGCGTTTACCCCTGCTGGTCAGCCAGTCGTTCCAGAAAAAGATAAGGCCGCCAAGGGGGCTCCGCCGTTGCTGATGAAACCGGTAGCGGACTTTCCGAAGGATGATCTGGGTACTTTCAAGAAATTGCCTATTGGAACTTCGGTGGTATCTACCACTTCGATTGGGCATACGTGGACGCATACCAAGGTCGAGGAGAATTCCTGGGAAGCCAAAAGCTCCGAGACGGGTATTGCATACCCAGCGATTCCTGATCAAGTCGTGTTCACGGACATGGCTACTGAAACGGTGGTCACGTTCGGGGTGCCGGATGCGCAAAGTATCCCAGCTACTTGGGAGGAGTTTGATAATCTTGCGTGGGGCAAGATGACCGCTGGCCCAGTACACAAGACCATTTCCGACTATGCTCAGTACCTGAATAGCCCCGCCGGGTTCAGCGCGATCCCGGTAGGCACGGTGATCAACACCGAGCATAAGACGGGGAACACCTACGAGTACACCAAGCTTGCGCCGGATGCGTGGGAAATAGTTAGCGGCGGAGGGCATAAATACGCCTACCACGATTCAAAAGCGCTCTCTGATATTCAGAACGAAACCATCCTGGGTTGGAAGCAATCGATGGAGGCTCCAGGGCTTCTCAAGCCGGTCGAGCAGATGACCCCGGCCGAGAAGATGACCAAGGTCAAAGTCAACATGCCGTTCAAGCAGGCGCTGAAGGTACATCCTGGGCTGCAAGAGGGCAAGCTCAAGATCAAGAAGGCCAAGGGCAGTGGGATGTACATCTGCCTGGACGGTGTCCCGGGGGCCAGCACCAAGCTCTACACCGCGCTCCAGGATCTCGGGATGACCCACGTCATCAAGAACACCGGTGGCATTCCCAAGATCAACGCCCAGGGCGCCTTCGTCACGGTTGACGGTTTTGTGCTCGACCAGGAAGTGACCGTCGAGACCACTGCGCTCGACGCTTCCAGCGAGCAGCACGCACCCAGCGATCCCAACTGGCAGACCATGCCCAAGGCCAAGGCCAAGCCGAAGAAGAGCAAGGCCCAGAAAGAGGCTGAGCAGAAGTCCAAGGAGCTGCAAGCCAAGGCCGCCGAGATAAAGGCCTGGGGGGAGCAGCATCCTCCGGTGACCGACAAGACCGAGTTGCAGGTGCTCGCCGCTCTCCAGGGCGCGTTCGACAAGTACGAGATACCGGTCGGGGCGATTGCGCGCATGGACGGCGACCAGGTGATCTTGGGCCACAAGACCCACCAGGCCCAGCTCGACAAGCTCGTTGTCGACCTAGCTGACAAGGCGGGATTCATTTACGAGACGGTTTCAACTCCATGGGGGGATGCGTTCAAGCTGAGCATCCAGAAGGTCAAGGAGGGGGTGGAGCAGGCGACCGGGATGGTCATCGGGGGCATGATCTCCGGACCTGACGGCAAGGAGTACCCGGCCGGCACCACTTTCCAGAAAAAGGTCGTCGAGACCACGGTAGAGCAACTCCTGCCTGGGGAGCCCGGCTTCTACAAGATCAAGGAGCACAAGAACGAGCCGCTGGTGCTCGCGCTGATCAAGATTGCTGGAAACGGTGAAGAGCAAATAGCGCAGATGAAGGCGATGATCGAGAAGTACGAACTGAAGGGGCCCTTTCCGGAACCGAAGGTGACGGACAACTCGACCATCCATTCGGTCTATAAAACTTCGCTCCAGAAAGTTTGGAAGACCGAAGAGACCTACGAGTCGACCATCCCCAAACAGCTTCCCGATTTTGTGCAGGGGTCATTGCCGTACAGCGAAGCGGCGGGTCTCTGGGAAGAGGTTGGGGACGGCTCAGCTGATCTACACAACATCGACGGGGTGAAGTCTTCATTGTTTGGCGCGGTGCTGAGAATCGGGGCCCCAGGGGAGCTTCGCGATTTTTGCATCCGCTACCGTAAGGTCAAAGACGCCAGCGGAAAACTACATCATGAGTTCACCGGGGATCTGGTGTCGATCAGCGGGACTACCACAAAGCTGAAAACAGGGACGGTGAAGTTTGGTGCTACCCTGGGAAAGACGATAAGCGGATTAGGGGGAACAGCGTCAAAAGTGCTGGATTACGATCCGGACACGGGGATCCACACTGAGTCGTCCCCGGTTCTGGAAGACGGCCCAAACCCCTTGGGGTGGGTGGGGCTCACTGACAACGGCAGTTCGATTGCGGTGATCCCACCCAGCACGTCACAGGACACGTTCAAAAACACGTTTCGGGTGCGCATCCCTGTAGGGCTAGATCCAGTGGCTGAACTACGCGAGGCGTTCCAGAAAATGGGAAAGGACCCAGACAAGGTGCTTGCGCCCCTCAATGCGGACAGTGACCGCATCTGCAAGAAGTCGATGCTGGTGCGCGGGATGATGGGCGCCGCGGGTTGGAATGAGGATAGCTTCGCTCCAGCTTTGATGCACAACGAACCTTGGTTGGACGAGAAACTCGGAAAGCTCGGTGCCAAGACGCAGGTCAAAAGTCTACGGGTAATGAAGACCTTCGATAACCAGGTGACGGTGGTAGCGGATGACGCGGAGAAGTTCAAGAGTTGGGACTTCGCCTACGTCGGATCGAAGGCGTTCGCTACTACGCTCCAGCTACTCCAGGGATCGGGGTGGTCGAGTCGACGCAATCGGTTGATGCACGGGATCTGGAACGGCGGGCAATCGGCATCCACGGACTTCAAAACTGGGGGATCCAAGGGTACGTTCTTTCGTATTGCCGGCGGAACCGCGCCCATGAGCAACTCCTACGAGTGCCAGATCATCGTCCACCCGCGGGTATTTCAGCGGACCGATTGGTGGCGCTACAACACCGATGGGTATGGTAATACCTCTTCGCACGCCCATCACGGGGGCGGGATATCGGCGTCTCCGACGCGCAATATCAGCAAACTCAACAGCACCAACGAAATACTCTTCGAGGGTGGCGTGGCTGCGCAGGATATCGTGGCGGTAGTGGTCAATTACGAAGACAACCGGGATAAGATGATCGCTGCGCTGAAAAAAGCAGGAATGACTGAACTGAATGGCAAGCCGGTGGAGGAGGTGATCATCCTCCCCACCCATAAGGGCCACTATGCTTATGGGGATTCCACCGCATTCGCCAAACTGCTGGGGCTCAAGAAAGACGGGGAGTAGCCATGCGCACCGACATCGTCTACGAAGTGCACTGCGTATCGAATCCGGAGTTCCCTCTTGGGCGTATCGGTAGAATTTTTCCGCACCCAGGCGGGATACTGCTGGTTACCGATGGGGTGTCCCATTTTCTGGAAATCGAAGATCCTGACGAACAGTTGATCGACGCCGAGAAAGATGGTCATCTGGAGATCAACACGCCCAAAGGACGGTTCATTTTGAACGCCATAGATCGAGAAGCGGCTGAGGAGCTATCCCCTTTCTATGACGGTGCTCCGGCTGAGGTGGCGAGCAATGAAGAAGCTCAGGGTATCTACCTAAAGATTTTAGGCCCACTATGAGATGCCCGCATTGCGATAACCATCTGCTCCAGAAATCTGGAAGTCGGGTGCGCGTACGCACTCAAGGACCCATTGAGTTCGACGGTGCGCGCTGCCGGGCGAAGTGCTACTGGTGCAGCGCGCCGGTTGACTTACCCCTCCAGATCCAGGAAGGCGCCCCCATCGCTCGCGAGCAATTTCTCCTTTCACGCAAAAGAGATTGACAGAATTCCAGAATCGGATACGTTGAAATCAATCAGAGATGCGCGGCGATAGGCCCGTTACGGTTGAGGCCGGTTGGGGCGGACGCTTTGTAGAACAAGCGGTCCGCCCTTATTTTTTGGAGTTTTCAGCATGGAATCGTTCGCGTTTGATGTACCGGTGGACTTTTTCGAGAAGGCTGATGCGGAGCCAGGCAAAGAGCGGCGCATCGGCGGTATCGCTACCATCGAGACCAAAGACCGCCAGGGGGAAGTCCTACTCGCGCGCGGGGTCGATTTTTCGGAGTTCGTGAGCAACGGCTGGTTCAACGATAACCACTCTAAAAAGACCACCGACATTCTCGGCTACCCGGAGAAGGCCCACTTTTTTCGCAAGGGCGAGGAGCTGCCCACCGGCGAGAAGGCCGCGGCTGCCGGGCATTGGGTGGAGGGGTACCTGCTGAGCACTCCGGAAGCCGACCGGGTCTGGGAGCTGGGCAAGGCCCTCGCCCAGACCAAGCGACGGCTGGGGTTCTCGGTGGAAGGCCGGATCGAGAAGCGCACAGGTTCGGCGCAGAAGACCATCGCCAAGGCGCTGGTGCGCAACGTGGCGATCACGAATTGCCCGGTGAACGCTGGCGCACGGATGGAGATCCTGGCCAAGAGCCTCTACACCCTTGGGCTCGATGAGCCGACCGAGAAGTCGCTCGGCATGGGTCCGGTTTCTGGAAGCCCTCCGACTCCGCCGGCGTTGATGGGCCCGCAGTCGGGCATGGGTGCTGGGCGGGTGATTGCCGGGCAGAGCTTGGAGCATGACGAGGTCGACATCGTTTCTGACGAGGACGAGAAGAAGCGCAAGAAGCGCATCAAGAAGTCATTGACCGAAAATGAGACGTACGCGTGGCTGCGCGCCCGGCTGCCCCACGCTACCCCGGAACAACTCGGGCGCATCATCACGCTGACCCGCGATCGCACGCGGCGGTAGGCGCAGTGAAGGAGACAAGCATGGCCAACAAGTCGAAGAGCGAGAAAGAGCTGGATCAGGATGGGCAGGGGTTCCCCGAAGAAGAGGGTGCGGGAGACGAGGACGGCGAGAAGAGCGGCTGCGGGAAGAAGAGCGCAGATCTGAGTGAGGATGACCTCCAGAAGTCGCTCGACCAGCTCTCGGCGCTCACCGAGAACCCGGCCGTATCGCGCAAGCAGCAGCTGCTGGAGAAGGCCCAGAGCAGCGAGCTGGAGAAGAGCGAACGTGACGAGCTGTTCGAGCTGCTCGGCAAGAGCGAGCAGCCCAAGAAGACGCTCGGCGACGAAGTGTCCAAGGGCTTGAACGAGAACGACACACTCCAGAAAGCGCTCGACGTGTCCGACTTCCTCCAGGAGCAGCACTCGGAGCTGATCAAGTCGCTGACCACCCTCGCCGACGCGCTGGAGAAATCCGATGCCCGGCAGCACGAGTTCAACCTGGTGCTCGCCCGCGCGGTCTCCGGCATCGGCCAGCTGACCAAGGGCCTGGGCGAACGGGTGGGGGTCATCGAGACCCAGCCAGCTCGCGGGCCCAAGAGCCGGGGCGTCACCGGCGCCCAGCCGCTGGAGAAGGGCTTCGTCGGCGGTGCCCCCCAGGGTAGCGAGCTGAGCAAGAGCGCGGTGCTCGATGAGCTGGAGAACATGGTCCAGGAGTCGATGACGAAGTCTCTCGGTGGCATGACCGAAGAGGGGATCGACCTGGTGACCGCCAGCTCGAAGTATGAGCAGTTCAATCTCATCAGTCAGGGCCTGCTCGGCCAGGTGCAGAAGCGCATCCAGGAACGCAGGGTCGCTGCCCACTAGCAGCCAGGACAGCAAACGCAATCGACATTTGCCCTAGCGGGCAGGAGGAAAAACTCATGTTCGGATTGAATCAGGTGAGCTGGAAGGATTACGAAGGGGTCGAGGGATTCGGCGAGGCCACGGCCGCAGACGTCAGCGAACTCAACAAAGCCCTCGCCGCCGGCCAGGCCATCACTGGCCCGGGCGGAACGGCCGGAGACGGCTTCGCGCTCCGCGTGGAAAGCCTTGAAAGGACGCTGAAAAACACCACCTACCGGATGGAGCATATCCGGTTCTGGAAGGCCGTGCCCAAGCTCCCGGCCTACAACACGGTCGAAGAGCACAACGAAATGAGCCAGTACGGGGCGAACCCCGACGCTGGCTTCATCTCCGAAGGAGATCTGCCGGAAGAGGACGACTCGATCTACACCCGTAAGTACGCGGTGGTGAAATATCTCGGCACCACCCGAAAGGTCACACACGTGATGTCGTTGATCAAGCCTGCCCACGGAAACGTGGTCGCGCAGGAAACGGTCAATGGAACCATGCACTTGCTCCGCGTGATGGAGCGGGCGTTGTTCTACGGCGACAGCTCTTTGTCAGCCCTCCAGTTCGACGGGTTCGAGAAGCTGATGAAGGACCTCTGCCCGACGACCAACATCATCGACCTCCGCGGTCTGCCGCTGAGCGAAGATCTGCTGACAGATGGAGCACTTACGGTCCAAGATGCTCCGAACTATGGCACGCCCACCCACCTATACCTGAACCCTAAGACCAAGACTGACCTGGTCAAGGCGTTCTTCCCCAAGGAGCGTCACGACACGTTCCAGAAACAGGGCGGCTTCATCGGTCTGGACATCAAGGGTTTCACCAGCCCAGCCGGAGATGTCGTGTTCGAGCCCGACGTCTTCATCACCGACGGTGGCGGCCCCACGGCCAACGCGATCGGCGATGCCTCGAAGCGTCCCGGATCCCCGACGTTCTCCACAAATCCGGCTGACACGGGCGAGGCCACGGCGAAGTTCGCCGCCGATGATGCGGGCGACTATCGCTACAAGGCGGTCGCCGTGAACCGCTACGGCCGGTCGGCTGCGGTGGCCTACGGCTCAGCCCTGACCGTCGAGGCGGGCAACAAGGTCACCTTCGGCCTGACGCCGTCTTCGGCCACGACCGGCTGGTTCGAGATCTACCGGACCGCCAAGAACGGCGCGGCTGGCACCGAGCGGCTCATCCTGCGAGTGCCCAACGCGGCCGGCGCGGGCGAGACCACCGTCACCGATCTCAACTGGAACCTGCCCGGGTGCACCGTGGCGTTCCTGTTCCAGCTCAATCTGGAGTCCTTGTCTTTCAAGCAGTTAGCCCCGATGGTCAAGATCCCACTGGCGACAATCGATAGCAGTATCAGATGGATGCAGCTCCTGTACGGAACTCCCGTACTTTACACACCTGGTAAGAACGTTCTCTACAGGAACGTAGGCAGGGCCACCGGGTACGTCGGCTCACCGTAAGGGTTGAGAACGACTGACAAAAATTGATTTTCTGGAAAAGGCGTCGGGGTACCCCGGCTCCCCTTCCGGCTCCTCGGCGCCTTTTTCAGATTTCCAGAAAGAAGGTAGATCATGGAAAACACGATTTCCGATGCGGTAAAAGACCGCATCCCTACGGCAGAAGAGGAAGAGTTCATCCAGAGAAGCCTGTCCGGCGCGGTCTCCCTGTTCCTGGGGCAGCCGGTCCTCGCCGACGCCGATCGAATCGTCACCACGATCCTGTTCAGCAACGGCACTTTGTCCATCGCGGCGCAGCCCGACTGCCCGCGCAACATCACCGCGACCTTGACTGACGCCGATGACAGCGTGGTGGGGTTGTTGACCATCACCGGCAAGGACATGATGGGCCGGACGATCGTCGAGACCATGGCCCCCGACGGCGAGGGCGCGGGCAAGACACTCACCGGCACCAAGATCTTCGCCAGCATCACTTCGGTGGTGATCAGCGGAGCGAGCGGTGGTGAAACCGCTGTGGACATGCTGGTGGTTGGCGTGGGCACCGTCATCGGCGTGCCCTTCGACCTTCCCGACGTGGACGCGGTCCGGCACACCTATCTGGGCGGTACGCGCATCGCCAGCCCCACGGTAGCGATTGGGGTCTCAGCCAGCGGTATCGACGCTTCGGCCGGGACGTACAACGGCACCAAGGTGCTGCACGCTATCGTGCAACCGACAGCGCGGGTCTGATTCCCGGGAAAGGAGAGCGGGCAATGAAGCTCCAAAACGTGCTTCCGTACATGGCCAACGGCTCGGTGTTGGTCAACGGCCATCAATACGAGCTAGATGCTCAGGGCATAGTGCTGAGCGATATGACGGATGAGGACGCTCGGAAGCTGCTCACCAATCGAGCCGCCTGGCGGATAGCGGTTGAACGGCAGGTAGTGACCCCGGAGCCAGTGGCACCAGCGCCAGTGCTTTCGGAGCGGCCCATCACCATCCCGAACATGCGTGAGCCGGTGGCGGTCCCACCAGCGCCAGAGCCGCTGTCAGTTTCCGAGTTCAGGTCCTCGGTGAACAAGATCCGGAAGAAGTAGCGTTCCAGAAAAATCCAGAAGGCCCCATAGGGCCGATAGGAGAATGAAATGGCAATAAGCAACCTGCCGAAAAGCGCACAGGAATACATCCCCTACCTGAAGGATCAGGGGATCCCCAACCTAGTCGGCGCTGCCGCCAGAGGATTCTCGATGCAAGGGCATCAGATCGCCATGCCGGCCGATGGCATCGTGGTCTTCGCCACTCACGGGCTGATGGACATGGCGGACACGAACTACCTGGTGCAGATCCACAATCACACCACCGAGTCGAAGCAAGGCAAGGTGGCGCTGGCCGACCGCAAGACCAGCCAGATCACCATCGTCGGCCCGGCCACGTCCGAGGTGCTGGATGTGGTGCTCTTCGGCAAGCTCAAGGGCCAGATCGCCTGAGCTGAAAGGATCCGGGCATGAGCGTTCTGGAATCCAGAGGCGGAGCCCCTCACGTGTTCCGCGAGACCATCTACACCGCCGGTCGAGTGCATGCCTTCCCCTTCGTCTCGAAGTATCTGAAGGTGCGCGCGACGACCAACCCCTGCAAACTCTATTTCACTGAGGCCGACTTCACCAGCGGTACCAACTACGTGCTGGTGCCGGTGGCGGGGACCAGTACCCCCAACGGGGAGTGGGAAGGCCCGGTGGAGGCCACCCGCGTCTGGGTCCAGGGCAGTGGTGGGAACAGCGCGATAGAGCTAGTAGCTTTCCAGCGACGCGGATAGACTAGGGCCATACCCGAGATCCGGGAGGTGCTTAGTGGGACCGCGTCAGCTGCTGCGGCTATTCGAAACCCGCAAGTCAGAGCAATTCGACGATCAGAAAACCTCTGCGGAAATTCAGCTTGCCGAAGGCACAGCACAGACACACCAGGACTTTGTCCAGTACATCATCTCCCAGGTGCGGCAGATCCTGGGCACTCAGAAATGGTACGACCCAGTACCGATCAGTCTGGCGCAGGTACTCGCTGGCCAGCACGCGTTTCCAGCGAATTGCTTGGCTGAAGATCGACTGGGAGATTGCGTCTATTCCAGACAATCTCCGGTCGGCGGGATCATCCAGGTGGCCCATTGCGACCCTTACGACTATTCAACATTGCCGGCCATTGGGGTCATCGTGTCGAAAGCTGCAGCGACCAGCTGCGTGGTGCAATACGGTGGCGTGCTCAGCGGGATTTACAGCGGGTTGGAGAGGCCGCTTCCGGTGTTCCTTGCAGAAGATGGTGGGCTCACGCACGCGGTTCCGGCCCCTTCCGTGGGGCGTCCGGTTTATTTGCAGCACCTCGGAGTGGCCATTGCCGATAGCATCATCGCCCTGACACCCAGCCCCCACCTGACCAAGATAACTCCAGCTTGAGTTCCAGAAAAATATAAAAGTTGCGGAATTTACTGTGAATTAAAAAATCATCGACCAATTTCTAGCTTTTGTCAAAATATCCCCCGTATTCTGGAAGAAATCACTTTTGCAGCCGGGTAACTCTATTTGGCTGATTTTCACCACAGAACAAAAAGTAGCAGACCATAGTGGTCTGACAACTGCTGCCTGGTAATTTGTTTCTACAAACCCGCTACAAGGAGAAAGCGCATGACTCTACGTCAATTCCTGTTTTTGAATGTCGACAACAACTACGGGTACAACGAGGTGGCGCCAAGTACCGACTCGTTGGCACTTGGTGGGCTGTCGATGTCCGGCGCCATCACCATGGCGACCAACAAGATCACTGGCCTGGGCAATGGCGTAGACGCCCAGGACGCCGTCACCAAAGCACAGATGGATGCGGCCATCACGGGCCTGACCTGGAAGCCCCCGGTTCAAGTTCTGAAGATGAAGAGTGACGTGGCTCGCGCGGCTGCGGCTGCGCTCGTCGCGGGTTCTGGCGGAACGGGGATCGTCAGCCTGACGACCGGCAACTCGTTCACCGTTGCGATCGACGGCGAGACCCCGGTGGTCATCACCTTGGCTTCGGCCCCGGCTGATCGCGCGGCTGCGATCACGGCCATCAACACGCTGTACGGTGCTGGCGGTGGTCTTGGCGGAACCATTGCGGTTGCTGGCGCAGCCGATCAGATCGACATCAAGAGCAACACCACGGGCACGGGTTCGACCGTGGCCATCACCTCGGCTCACGCGAACTGGCTGGAAGTCGGTATCGTCAATGCGACGGATGCCGGAACGAACAATGTCCCGACTGCGGCCGTGTCTGGCGAGGCGTGGGTTGTCAACAACTGGGGTACCGGCTATGTCGACGGCGACATCGTGGAGTGGAGCGGGTCGGCTTGGGTCGTGGTTCTGCCCGGTGCGACCCAGGAGCCACCCGACAACACCCGCGTGACGGTCATCTCTTCCGGTGCAGCCGGGTCGTTCGTCGGCCAGGAAAACAAGTACGGTACTTACGATGCCGATCCGGTCGATCCTACCTGGTCGTTTGTGGCCATGGTGGATGGCGACGCCGAGCTGGTCAGTGGCGAAGGCAGCGTGTTCGAGAACATGGCTTTCACCTTCGACACTGGCACGGGCTGGGTGCAGTTCACGGGGCCGGCTTCCCTCCCCGATGCCACCAGCGCTCCCGCTGGCGGGACCAAGGGTAAGGTCGGGTTCGACTCCAGCTTCGGTCTGCAGGTGAACAGCGGGCAGGCCAAGATCAATGTCACGGCCGACACGGGTCTGATTTTCAATGTCGGCACTGGCGCCATGGAAGTCGAAGTCAACGCCGCCCAGGCCATCCATGTCGATGGGGATGGTATCGGGTTGTCCATCAAGGCGCTGTCCGGCCTCGAATTCGATACCAACGAGCTGGCGGTCCTGCTGGAAGCCGCTGGCGCTGGCACGGGTGGCTTGCAGTTCAATGCCGGTGGTGAAATCGGGATCCTGCTTCAGGACACCAGCCCTGGTCTGCAGCTGACCGCCGACGGACTCGACACCAAGCTCAAGGCCGCCTCTGGTCTGGCCGCCGACGCCGACGGTCTCTACGTTGTCGGCGATGCCGATGCCGGTATCGTCGTCTCGGGCACTGGCGTCGGCATCGCGCTTGAGGCGGGCGGCGTTGGCACTGGCGGTCTGGAATTCAATCTGGATGGTGAATTGCGGGCGGACCCCGATACCGCTGCTGGTATCACTCTCACCGCCAACGGTATCGGTGTGGCTCTGGCCACGGCTGGCGTGGGCGTTGGCGGTCTGCAGTTCAACGGTTCGGGTGAGATGGAGCTTGACCTCGACGCTGCCGACGGCGCCCTGGCTCTGAGCGCCGACGGTCTCGCGGTGGTCATCGACAACACGACCATCGGAATCAACGGCAGCAACCAGTTGTACGTCAAGGGCGCTGGCGACGCAACGCGCGTTAGCGCCCAGCTCATCGCGGGCGCCGGTGGCATCGCCAAGGGCAACGCGGTTTACATCTCGGGTAACAACACGGTCCTCAAGGCGGACAAGGACGCGGCTCTGACCGCGGCCGCGATCGGTGTGGCTCCTTTGGCCATCACCGCTGGCGATCCTGGATCGATCGTGTTCAGCGGCATCGTGACCGGGATCCTCGCTGGTGCGACCGCTGGTGCTCCCTACTTCGTCACGGACGCTGGTGTGCTTTCGCCCACCGTCCCCAGTGGCGCGGCCTACGTTCGGCGTGTTGGTTACGCCGTCAATGCCACGGACCTTCTGGTCATGGTCGGCGAGGTGACCAAGAAGTAAGCAGTTCTAGATAGTTAGATGTTCTTTGGTAACTGAGCATAGGGGGCGGGTGACCCGAAGTCTCCAGTAGCCTGAGCCGATTGGTTGCCCGCCCCCTTTTCTATGTGGCCGAATGTTCAGTCATGGAGCTAAACTAAAATCTGAATTTTTACCATTGGAGACAGCCACATGGTCAAGCGCTCAGGGTCTATCGACTTCACGGGTTCCCCAGTCCTAACTCTTCGGAATGAGAATACGCTTTGTGAATACACCGGGGACTCGGTAGATCCAAACGGCAACTGGCTTGACCAATCTGGGGAGAACCAGGTTAAGGCCAGCGAGGATATGACCCAGAGCATTTGGGTCAAGGTCAACGGGGAGATCGTCTCCGACGCGGTCCTCTTGCCCGACGGTAACATCGGGACTGTCAATGTCCTCAAAGAGAACACGAGCGAAGAACAGCAACTCCATGCGGTGACCCAGCTCAAGACCAGCCTGGTGGCTGGGAAGACGTATCGCTTGACTGCGTTGATTCGCTCGATGGGCAGGCCTTGGGCCGTTCTCAAGGTGACAGATCTGTATTCTGGTGAAGTAGATTACGGGTTCTACCTCAATCTTGCGACTGGGGTGTTTGGAGCAAATCTCTCCGGGAGCATTATCAAACTGAGAAGCTGTTACCGGGCGCCCTATGGTTGGCAGAAAGTGGTGCTAGAATTCGAAGCGGCCCACTCAGCCGATTATGATATTCGCATTTGTGGAGCCAAGCAAAACAACCTGCACATCTACACTGGCGGTGGGGTGAATGCTATCGCTGTAACTCGGGTGCATTTCGTGGAGATCACCGGGGTAGCTAAATCGCTGGGGCACATGCCCCGGTACGTGAAGACTACCGATGTCGTCAAACCGAAAATCAATCTGACTGCCTATGGAACTCCTCCGACAGTAGTCACGGCCATTCCAGGCGTGCGTAGTGCATATCTGCAGGGACGGGGATTTAATGGTGTTGGCCAGTTTTTCTCGGTGGGTGCTTTACCCGATCCAGCGTTGTTCGCGCATGACCACACGGTGAGCGGGCTTGTGCACGTTGATGCCGATAGCGGATCTTGCCTGCTGTCCTATTACGCCGCGGGGCCAGATCGCGGTTTCGAGCTTTGGTACGATATCGCCGAGGGGACCGTCAATGCGACGTACTACAATACGACCAGCGTGACCCTGACAGGCGCTATTCACGTGGGGGCTGTGAATCGAATTGTTTTGGTCCGTCAAGACGACGTCGCGACTCTTTCCGTAAACAACAAGATGGTCGAGATGAAGAACGTAGCGGGGTTTGGGGTATCGCCAGGCGCGGGATTTTATGTTGGAGCGCGCGGAGGAGTCAGCAATTTCTTAAAGGGGTATATGGTTTATTTGCGAATTGATACCGCGGCGCTGAATTCGGTTCGGAAGACGCGTGAAGAGGACTTGCTTACCGGCGTCAAGCACGGTTCCCAAAATAAGGTGATCACCCACGTAGCTTTCACACGTGAGAGCCCTGCAGATGTTCACAAGTCTGACGGGGCTATAGTCAGTACGCCAATTGACGAGATGCGAATCGGTAGCTCCGGGCGCATCAAGAATATTTTGAAGCGGACCAATCTGTTTACCCATAGCGATTGGGTGAAGAATAACGGTACGGTTGATACATACGGTGGTCTTGATCCTGATGGGGGAAACAGTGCGTTTGTCCTTCATGAGAACGACGCTGACGCGGAGCACAACATCGACCAGGTGCTACCGACTCTGGCCCCGGGCAAGTATACGCTGTCAGTCAAAGTCAAACCCCTGGGGCGCGAGTGGTTCTCATTGCCGGTCGGGACAGATGTCTCCAAGCAATACTCGTTGTTCCATTTGGTGAACCACGGGAATGTTGGCACTCGGGTCGGTGGATGCGGGTCGAAAATAGAACCGGCCGGTAACGGTTTCTACTGGGTATCCCAAGCAGTTGAGCTTCTTGATCCGACGGAGACCTACAAAGTCTTTTTGAGCGTAGCTGTTTCAGGGAACTTGCCGTACCAAGGCTTAGACCAGGACGCCGTGGCCATCTACGAGGTCCAGCTCGAAGAAGGCGACTCGGTCAGTGATTACATCGAGGGAACCGATGCTGTCGCCATGCCGACGACGTGGATAACTGAGCGGCGAGGGGCGTTTACCTCGCTGGTCTTGGAGACAGCTGCGTCTGAAAGTACGAATTCTTCACTGAGCAAGTTGTCAAAAGACATACCCATCAACCATATCCCTACGTTCCTGTGCAATTTCGAGAAAGCTCCTATCGGCACGCAGACCTCGGACGACACGACTGGCTATCCGATGGACATGATCGGTGGGCCGAGATTGGTAGATGACGACTCTGATGGCAAGAGCTACGAGTTTGACGCGGAGACCCAGCATGTTGATATTCAGCATGATGACGGTGGGATCGATTTCAATCTTGGCAATATGGACATGGTTCGACAGAACAAAGGCTTGCCCGTTCTGTCTCCAGGGTCCGTTGGCAAGTTCGACAACGAGTTTGTGTACGAACCCAGCGTCATCAACGATGGCGGAACTCTCAAGCTTTTCTACAGTGGCAACGATGGTGACAAGAATCGCATGGGTCTTGCGACATCTACTGACAGGCTTGCCTGGACGAAGCAAAACAGTGGCAATCCTGTGATCGATGTCGGTGGTACTGGGTTTGATTCAGTCGGTGCTGCGGCTCCTTCGGTTATTCTTGATAATGACGTCTTCAAGATGTGGTACGTCGGATCAGACGGCACTGTGTCAACAATCGGTTACGCAACGAGCGAAGATGGCCTTATTTGGACCAAGCAAAACAACGAACGAAAAGTATTTGGCATTGGGGTTGCCGGCAAGTTTGACGATGCGTCCATTGGTTACTGCTCGGTCATCAAAGACGTTACTTACAAAATGTGGTACGCCGGGTGTCAAGCAGCGGGTGTCTACAAGATTGGGTACGCGACGTCGATAGACGGCATTTCCTGGTTGCGCCAGAACCTTGGTGAGCCGGTCCTGGATCTCGGGACCAGTGGCCAGTTCGATGACAAGAGCCTGGGTTCTCTCTGCGTGGTAAAAGACGGGGTAACGTACAAGATGTGGTTCACGGGCTTGAAAGACTCAGACTCGAAAAAGCGCATTGGCTATGCCACGTCCTCAGATGGCATTACCTGGGTCAAGCAAAACTCTGAGAATGCCATTCTTGATCTCGGAGTTGGGGGCAAGTTTGACGCCAACTCTGTAAGTGACCCCAGCGTAGTGAAAATTGGGAGCGTCTACAAGATGCTCTACCGCGGGTACGATGGGAGCATCAGCAAGTTCGGTTATGCCACAAGTTTGGACGGGGTCGCTTGGGATCGCGAGAATACTGCTAATGCTATCTCGACCGTCGGTGCCGGTGGCAAGTTCGATGTGACCGACACGGGGTCCCCGACCATCGTGTTTGACGGAACCACGTACTGGGTATGGTACGCCGGGTTTGATGCAACCAACTGGCGCATTGGTTACGCGACGA